GAGCCGGCGGCGAAGCCGCCGGCTCTGGGCTTGTCTCTTTTTGCAACAAGTCAGAACTCTCGATCCAAAGCGATCCCGTAGGGTCGCGCCTCAAAAAGCTTGTTCGGGGTGTCGTCCAGTCTGCGAAGGCGATAGACGATGGCCTGCGCGAAGCCGGCTATTCGCAGTGGTATCAAAAGAGTTCGCGGTGGTCGTATGCGCCGGAGCATGAATTCCGCTCTGCGCTTCTCACCCTGACGTATCGTCCGGATGTCGAGTGGTCGCCGCTGCACATTGCGGCGTTGCTGGATCACTACCGGAAGTGGGCCAAGCGTCGGAAGGTGCTTTTCTCGTACGTTTGGGTGGCCGAGTTGCATAAGTCCGGCCGCATCCATTTCCATGTGGTGTTTTGGGTCACGGGTGGCGAAACGCCGCCGTTCCCCGATGCGCAGGGGTGGTGGCCGCATGGAGCATCTAACGCAAAGTGGGCGGTGTCGCCGGTGGGCTACATCGCGAAATATGCCTCGAAAACGCCCACAAAGGCGGGTGCGTTTCCTGCAGGCATGCGGCTCTGGGGTGCGGGCGGTCTGACGCCTCCGATGCGCCTGCAACGGTCTTATGCGTGCGCGCCCAAGTGGCTGCGGACGTTGTTCTCCGCGCCTGTGCATGTGGTGAAAAAAGTTATCGAAGTGACGGACACGCTGCGTAACGGCGAGAAATCGGTGGCGCGTGTGTCTGCATGGGTCGAAAAAGCATCGGGCCTCGCGTTGTTCTCCCCGTGGGAGTCGCAGGGCTTTGAAGGGGGTGGCCTCGTCCTCAAAAATCGTGGCTATATCGAAGTTCTTTCACCTGACGGCGACGCATTCCGCGTGCCGTATTCAATGGAGGTTTGATCATGTTCCGAGTTGAAATCGACGCGACGCCGATCACTGAGAAGTCCGGCAAAATCAAGAATGGCGCGCGTGCCGGCGAGGATTACAGCATCCGCACGCAGACCGGGTACGTCGACCTGGGCGGCAAGTATCCCGAGAAGATCGCCATCAATCTGGCCGACGACCAGAAGCCTTACCTGCCGGGCTTCTACTGGATCGCGCCGGAGTCCGCCGGTACCGGCGATTTCGATTCGATCCTGTTCCGTCGCCAGTTGGTTCTCTGGACGGAAAAGCAGGCGGCGGATTATCTCGCCTCCTTCAAGGGTCGCACGGCGGCGGCGGCGTAAGCCGTTCCTGTCACTAATTCACGCGGGGGCGGAGTCGAATGCTCGTTCAATCCTGTGCAATCGAAAATTTCGACGCGGCGACGCAGACATGCTCCGCCCCCGTGTGGTCTGACTACCCGGCATTTTTGCCGCCGTTGCCGGTTAGCGATGGTCTTGTGGTTGCAAGCGCGATGCTCACTCCAATGGCGTTGGCTTGGGCCTACAAGGCGATAAGGCGGTTCATCTGGACTAAAGGGGTCTGAAACATGTTCGACAAGCTCAAGGGTGCTCTCCGTCGCGTCAATCCCGCCGTGGTCGGCGTGGGTTCCGCTGCTCTCGCCTTCGGTTCCAACGCCTTCGCTGCCGTCGATACCACGGCGGCCACGGCGGCGTTCACCGATACCGGGACGGCGATCAACGCGATCGGCCCGGCGATGCTGNTCGCGGTCGCCGCGGGCATCGTCTACAAGTGGGTCACCGCGTTCTTGCTGTAAGCGCCAGGGTGGGCCGAGTCGGCGGCCCCTTTTTTTCACTGCAAGCGAGGGCGGGCCATGATCTTTGACGATTACGCGGGGTGGTTGGTGGTGTGGTCGATGATGATGGCCGCGAGGGTGCTAATGTGCGACTGAACCTTATAAGGGCGCTGCTAGCGTTATTCGCCTTATGTGTGTCCTGCTCGGCGTTCGCGGATAATCACGCGGATCGGCAGGACGCGTACGAGCATTGCATGGCGCAGACGTCGGCAGGCGCGAATGCGGTGTTCGCGCAAGTGCGGGATGCGCATCCGGGTTATTCCACGAGCTGGGACGACTCGCCTTACTGCAGCGCGGAAGGTAGTCCAGGCCATTATGTCGGGCGTGCTAAGTTCCACTGGGACAACACTTGCTGCGGTCCTGCCGTGCCGGTCTACACGAATTATGAGCACCCGGAGTGGCATTTCTGGACGCAAGAATGTCCGGACGGTTCGACGTGGAATCCGGACACACATACCTGTTCGGCACCGTGCGCGAATCTGCCGCCGCTAACCGGTGGGTGGGCGGTGACCGGTGCTGAGGTTTGTTCCGGGGGCTGTGCGTACGCGCCGGTTCCCGGCGGCATTTTTGCCTTCAAGAAAATCGACGGCATTTCGTATTGGGGCACTTCGGGATGGGCTCCGACTGGCGGAACCTGTGGCGTCCCCACGGTGGCCGATCCGCCTCCGGATCGTGATGGCGATGGCGTAAGCGATGGCCTGGACGGTGCGCCGGACAATCCCGGCGACACGGGCGGCAAAGATCCTCCGGAGGATCCGCCGGATGGTGATGGCGACGGCAAGCCGGATTGTGGTGGGTCGGGGCAGGCGCAATGTCCGGATAAGACCGACCCGAATAATCATCAGTCCTCGGGCGGTGGGAATTGCTCGTCGCCCCCGGTGTCGAGTGGTGATGAAATCCTTGCGCAGATCGCTTATCAAACTTGGGCGACGCGTTGCGCGGTGACAGGCGATGCGAATGCGAATAATGGTTCGGGTAGTGGTAGCGGGGACGCGCCGGATTACACGACTCCTCTAAATAACATTGCGGGGAATATCAACACGACGAATTCGTTGCTTGGTGATGTGAACACCAAGCTTTCCGGCCCGATTAAAACAACGTCGGGCACGGCGGCGGGTGGTGAGAGTTGTGCGCTTGCGCCGACTTGCTCAGAAGGCGATCAGGTCGAATGCCATGTCATGTTGCAAATGTGGTTGCTGCGTTGTGGTGAGGATGGTGGAACGGTCGGAAGCGCGGAGTCGGAAGCTCACGCGGAAGTAGGGCTTCTCCTTGCGGCTTGGGACAATGAGTCTCAGTCGTTTGGGGATGCCTATGCAGATTATCGTGCGGCCGTAGAAGCAAGCTCTCAGTCGGTGAAAGAATCCAACGATGATGCAGGTGACATTGCCTCTCTTGATGCGGATGGGTTCTTGGGTGGTGGCCAGTGTCCCGAGCCTACGTCGGTCACGATCAAGGGCACAACGATTCATATCCCCTGGACGAATTTCTGCTCTTTGCTGCAGTGGTTCGGCCTGCTTGTTGTCGCGGGTGCTTATTTCAGGGCCGCAAAAATCATTGCCGTAGGGTGATCTATGCTCAGTATCCTTGAAGCGATTGGCCTCTTCTTCGCGGATGTTTTCGCGGTCTTGCGCGGTGGCCTGGGCGCGGGTGGCCTCTCGCGCATTGGTCGCACGGTGTTTGGTGCGTTTGCAAAGGTGTTGCCGGGTGCAGTGATTCAATTCCTCCTGTTCTTTGGGGTCACGCTTGCGGTGAATACGATGGTGGTGCCGGCGTGGCGAGACATCATCGCGTCTTATTTCACGGGCCTGCCTGCAGTGTGGATTGACTTCATCGCGCTAACGCGCATTGATCAGGCGACAACGATCATTCTGAGTGCGTTGGCGATTGCAGTTTCGCGGAAAATTAGGCTGCGTCCCGGCCCTAACTTCTTCCAGAATGCTTGACTAAATCAGGGCGGCGTAAGCGCGAAAGCGCCACTGTTTGGCGCGTGCGCGTCGCCGCCCCTCGGGGTGATACATGAAACGTTCCTTGATCAGCGAGCCTAAATCGCTCGTAACTGGTGTGGAAGGCGCGGGTAAGACTTTGTTCTGCGTGCAGCAGGCGGACTTGCTGACGCGGAGCGAAGGCGGTTCCATCTTCCAAGTCAATATCCGTGGGGCCGATCCCGCGCACCTTCCGAAGCTCCCTTTCCCGCTTTCGGAAATGGCGGTGCGTGATGGGAAGCCGGTGGTCGATCCTGAAACCGGGGACGAATTGCCGCGATGGGCGGTCGATCTGGAACCTGGAACTGTGGTGATTGTCGATGAGGCCCACAAGGTTTATCCGCAACGTGGTCCAGGGCGTCCTCCGAAGCATATTGAAATGCTCGCGGAAGGTCGTCAGCACGGCATCCGGTTTATTTTCATGTCTCAGCAGCCGGATTCGATGGATGCCTTCGTTCGTGGGCGTATCAATCGGCACTACCATTTAGAGCGGAAAGGCAATCTAAACCGCGCCACAATTCTGGAGTTCGATCACTGCGTCCTCTATCCGCAAACTGCATGGGCGGAACGAAAGAATGCGCAGGTTCATTTCTGGAAATATCCGAAGGAATACTTCGGTTGGTACCAGTCCGCGAAGTCGCATCATTTCCGGTTGCGCATTCCGTTAAAGATCGTGGCGGCGTTGTTGTTTGTGCCTGTTGCTGCGTTCTTCATCTGGAAGTTGTTTCATTCGGTCTCGCCTGTGATGCATGGCATAACGTCGAACTCAAAGGGCGCTTCGCCTGCCGGGTTGGTGGCCGGTGCGTCGGTTTCTCCGCAAGGGGAGGGCCAGCGGCAACGGATTCGTTATGCGTCGATTGGTGAGTATTCCAAGTGGTTCACTCCGCTGAATCCGTCCATGCCGTGGTCTGCACAAGCTTTTCAGGATCGGGAGATTTCCGCGCATCCTGAGATTTACTGCATGGCCTCGGGGGCCGGTGTCGATGCGCAAGGCAAGCGCCAGGGTGAAAGCTGTTCGTGCGTTTCGGAGCAGGGCACTCCGATTACTACGCCGCCGGCGCTGTGTTCGACTATTGCGCGCGGGGGTGGTGTCTATAACCCTTACCGGGAGCCTCGGCAATCGCGCAATTCCGGGTTTAGCGGTGGTGAACAGGCGGTGGTGACGTTCGATGAGTCCTCCCGTCCTGTTGTTGGTGAGGCGTCGGGTTCGGCCTCGTCCAATAGCGAAGGGCAGGGTTATGGAACCCTGCCCGGCTATGGTGGAATGGGCGTCGCGTCGCCTAAGTGATGCGGCTAGCCAAATAGGTCTGTTTTCGTGGGTGCGCAGTTCGCCATTTCCTTTAGCCTGTCGAGTGTTCCGCATAATTCGGGAACGTCGAAGTGGTGTCCCTCTACGCGAATGTGTTGCTTGTCCCATCGGTAACGGTAGAAGTCGCTGCCGTTAAGTACGGCGCTGGCGTGTTGGGTGATGTGACGCGCGAGGCGGAACCCGGGTCGCGGGTTAAGGTGGATTCTCCCCACGATGTGCAGCGCGGCCATTCGGGCGTCGTCGCGTGCGATCGGGTAAACCGGGACTAACGCGGTCATGCTGCCTTCCCCGTGAAGTAGTTATGGAGGCCATCGGTCTCGAGAATCGAGCCGTCGAGGAATGTCCACTTTCCGGCCCATGTGCTGCGGTCGAAAGCGCGAAGGGATGCGATGTCGAACTGCTCAGCGAGGGATTTCACTTCGTCGGCACCGGCGGCATAGCGGCTCAGGATTTCGATGGCTTCGGCAACGGTCGTCATAGCGTTCTCCTTGGTCATAGTTGGCGCGCGAAGGGAGCGCACCTCCCCTTCGCGTCGCCAACGGCGACCGTTCTGCACAAGGCATAAGCACCCGAGTCAAGGGCAGAAGCAACGCCGAATGGAGCGGGCAACACGGGAGGCGTTGCGACCCTTGACGCGGGTGCGCCTTGTGCGCTGAAAGGGCTCTTATGCGCCTGCGCAGCAGGCACAACGCCTACGCCGCTCCGTCGAATCTCTCGCGCGGGGGTAGGCGTTCGCCCAGGTCGAAAACCGGACATTCTGTCCGCTCGGGTCGGGGTCGGAATTTTTCGCGGAACAGCATCCCTCGTAACCGCTCCACGCTGAGCCGGTCGCCATCGGGGCTAATCAGTTCCCGGCCAGCGAGTCGCCAGCCTTGCCACGGGCCGTAGAGTGCGGCGTGGCCGTAAACGATACGGTTGTAGTGTTCCTGCGTTGTCTCGGTCTTGCAGTGAACGCACCGAGGCATCCCGAGGCCCTCCTAAAGGGCCATCATTCCCGGCGTGTTGCTGAGGGTTCGTGAACTCTGGCTTTCGGCGTAGGCGGCAACGTCCAGGGCGATGCCCATGAAGGCCCGAACGGCCAGCCGGGCAATTCGCATAATGCNCATTGCCGGGGCTTGATCAGGCGGCAAATTTCCGTCTGCAGTGAGGTAGGCCGCATGCGATGGAATCGTCACGAATGCGACGACTAGGGCCGCTGCGGCGCTGCCCGATACCTTCTTCCAGAAGCTAATCTCTCGCCGCGTCGTCGCGTTCTCCGCGCGGTGTGCGGCGACGTATTTCTGCGCGTTCCATGCCAGAAGTTCGCAGCAGGCGATTACGGCGTCGTCGTCCATGCGACGGGTTCCTCGGAAGTAGTTATTCAGCCGCGAAAGGGACATTCCGGTGGCGTCCGCAATCGCCGTCTGCGAGTCACCGAACCGGCCACGGAGGGCCGCTAGTAGGGTTTCTTGGGTGGTCATCTCAACGCCTGTTGACAGCCGCTACACGGCCGTGTAAAAAGGCTGCGCGCTCAACGCCTGTTGAGCAAGCTGTCTCCCCGGCTCGGGGCGTGGGTGGGGCCGACTCCCCGAGGCGATTTCCGGTCGCTCTCCACGAACCCGAGCCGGGGCGATTCGAAGCCGGGGAGGCGCGGGGATGGGGATGCAGGATTTCGCGTTGTTGCTCGCGTTGTCGAGCAACGTGCTTTTCGGGATCGCGTACATGGCCCAGCGGTGCCGCGCGTCCTATTTCGAACGCCGATTCGTCCAGGGTATGCAGCTGTGAGCGCGGCCCTCGCGGTGGAGGTCGTCGTCGGCGTGCTTGCGTTCCTCGTCGCCGCCCGGTGGCTGTGGCGCGCCTGCTTCCACGCTGGCGAGGATTACGCGCCGTGATCCTCCTGCGAACCTGTCCGGATTGCGGATTCACTTCCGAACGCATGCACGACCGCTGCGTCGAATGCCATCTGCATGGCAACGCCTCGCACGCGCGAAACGCTGCTTTCGACTGCATGCTGCAGGCCGACCTATTCCCGGCCACTGCGCCGCCTTCGCGGCCCGCTGCCTCGCGCGTCATGCCTGACGCGCAGGGCAGGGGGCAAAGGACTCTTTCCAATGGCTGAAATGCTGCCCG